CGTTGTATTGACCTCACCAGTTCGACAATCTTTATCGTTTGCAATTGTTCCATTATGGACAACCGTCCAACCGAGAACCGTGTAAGGCTGTTGGTCGTCCTTGGACTTCTCCTTAACGAATTCCGTAGTTGGTTCAGCTCGAAGGTTTCCAATAACAGTTGAACACTCTTTGTTAGAACCCAAGAAGAACTCCATTGGGAGATAGGAACCCTTATCTCGTTTTTGGGTCGATTTATACGTGTGGTGAAAATCCCCTTCCCAGATATTAAAACCAAAACCATCCCGTCCGCGCTCAATACTGCTCTGCGCAATATGGTTCATAATCTTGTTTGCAAAATGAACGTCGCTTCCGTTAAGTGGATAAAGAAGGGCCCCTATAATCGCGCACATTATTCCGCTCCGATAAGTTTGTGAATTTGTAATTGCAGAACATATTCATGTTTCATGCAAGATTTAATGGCAGCTTGAAGATTTGCCTCATTCAGAGTTTCATCCTTCAAGTCGGAAGGTTGCAAATAAATGACCCTGTTCTTTAAGCTAAGAGGTCTTGCAACTTGAGGAGTAGCTCCGTGACCGAGGACGTGTGTAGGTAGGCCGTCCTCCGAGATTTCACCGGCTGTAACCACATACTTGAAGCTACAAGCTTCTTTCTCTAGGAAGCTATTAATTCGTCCAGCCTTAGGGCTGCAAATAATGTAGGCCCCGCTACGCTTTGAAGTATTCTTTTCCCAAATAACGTCTTGAGGTGGGGGAAGTGTCCCGTTCGTTTCAATTTGAACGTAATATCCCGAGTTAAGGAGGATTCGAATTAGCGGGCCAATTTTCTGGCGGAAAGGTTCCCCTCCCGTTATAACAACAAGTCCAGATTCTGTGTAATTGGCAACTTCGCTAACGACAGATATTGGGGATCGCAAAGAGCGATTTGTGTATTCTGTATCGCACTTCGGACATTGAAGGTTACAGCCGGCTAATCTAATAAAGACTGCCGGTGTTCCACAGAAGGGGCCTTCACCTTGAATTGTGTGGAAAATGCTATTTACTTCCAATTGCCCATCGTTGCGATTGGACAACTTTTCTATTGCTTGTTGATTCATATAACCTCTGGGGATAAGTAACTCACCCGGCATTACACCGGGTGAGGGGGGTTTCCGGCAGGCGCTACCTGCTAGCGGTTATATTACAGCGTGTTACTGAGCCTGGGCACCCTGATCTTGGGACGCTTCGGTAGTGGCGGCGGTTTCAGCCGGAGCATCTGGGGTCGGGGCAGCGATACGGCCGCTAATTGCGTAGAACTTGCGCCACCGGGCGTATTCAGCCTTGACGTTGCCTTCGTTCAGACCATCGACACGGGCGGCGTCTAGGGATTCCTTGATGGAAGCCGGGGCACCGTTCTTGGCGGAGATGTTGTCGAAGATTGACCAGGCCTTACCGCACAGGGTATCGGGCTTCGGACGACGGACACCGTTCTGTTCCGGCATCTTGGAGTTGGCCTTCTCGGCTTCCTTGGCAGCCTTGGCAGCTTCTTTGGCTTGCTTTTCAGCAAGTTTGGCAGCTTCCTTGTCAGCCTTTTCGGCATCCTTCTTGGCTTTGCGTTCAGCAGCGTCGGCTTCCTTCTTGGCCTTGGCGGCAGCCTTTTCGGCTTCCTTGGCAGCCTTGGCGGCAGCGGCTTGTTCGGCAGCAGCGGCTTGTTCGGCAGCAGCGGCTTCGGCTGCGATTTGTTCTGCGGTTTTTTCGGACATGGTTTTCTCCTAACAGGTTAATTTAAGCCTAGCTTCCGTAGGCGTGAATGCAATGTAACACAACAAAGCGGACTTGCAAAAAAATTGTTTCAGATACGAGCTTTTTGCCACTTACCAAGTTCGTTCGATGCAGTGTTCTTTTTGACACCGTGGGCCGTTTCAAGCTCCTGCATGATCTTCTTTCTAAGTGCCAGCACATCCTTTACTTCGGTTGGCTTACCAGCATTGACCCACATCTCGTCCGCAACATCCCAGATAAGATTGCTAGTTCCACCCTTCGGGGCCGGCTGATCCACAACAGGCTTCTCCGTCTTTTCAACAAACAAAGGTAACATTTCGACATTACTTGGAATATTATCCAATTTGTGTTTTAGAAGCTTAATAATGGAAGATCTGACGGAATTTGCATCACTAATAACAGTTCCCGCCACTTGACCCAAATTGCGGTAGAGGATCTTCATTTCAAGTTGTGTAAGCGCACGGAAACCGACAGGATCGCATTCGTCAATAATGACATAGGCTTTCCCATTGACACGTTCAGCTTCACATGCCGCTTTGTCGCGATGCTTAAATGCAACAATCATTTCTTTGCGGTCTATTAGTAACATTTCCAGCTCCGTTTATTTAAAGTACAGGCGTATTATAGCACTTATAGAAGCGCCTACAAGATTTAGAACGGAATGTCGTCCATTTCAAGCTCTTGCGGATTTGTCGGAATCACAATGTTTGGTGTCGTTGCTTTGGCGTAATGTTGAACAGCAGGCCCTGGATCCGCATCGGAAGGCTCGATTGTACCAAAAGCACTTCCGTCATAACAATACTTCATAATTTCAGGGTACTTCTTGTTGATCCAAACACGAAGGTGAGTAGGGGTCTGAAGGAAGTGCGTAGAGGACAAAGCTTGCTCCGTTGTTTCCGGGACAATTACATCTGCACTATAGACACCATCAGCCGGTCGGGCAGCACGTTCCCTCCACCACACGCGAGCTTTCCGACTAGCAAAACCTTCATGTTCTAAACAGACATAATCTTCAAAGTGTTGGAATCCGCAATAGTAGGCAATCTTAATTGCATCGGGCTTGCCAAGCTTCTGATGTTTTGTGTAAGTAATGTGGTCAATCTTAAACACTTTCACAATTGGGGCATCACCCTTAATCAGTTCAGCGGTACTGGCTTCCTGCTTTAACTTTGTCATAATTGGAAACTCATGTCCGCAACCTTCGGGTGATGGGTGCGGGCTACCTCCACAATATCTAACGCTGGCGTGATTGTAGGTGCCGCAAGCCTCGCAGAGCTTAACTGGTGCTTCCCCACCCTTTTGCCCCTTCTTACGGGGAATTACAGGGTCGTTGATGGGGCCAAGACGCTTCGTATTACCTGCAAAATCTAGGACTAGACAATTTTCCTTTTTGTATTCGGAACATTCAAATGGGCGTGTTCCGCGACCCAACATCTGAACCCAAAGAACAGGCGATGCTGTTGGTCTAAGCATAACAATAAGATCAATACCAGGCATATCGAAGCCTGTAGTAAGGACGTTATTATTTGCAACAGCTCTAAGTTTCCCGGATTTAAAATCTGCAATGACTTGGTCACGTTCGCTATCCTTCATTTTGCTATGGACAGCGCCGCAAGGGATACCCATCATTGTTAGCATTTCTGCGGTATGGATAGCATGATCCACACCCGAACAGAATATCAACCAGTGCCTACGGTCATAACCACATTCCATGGCTTCTCGCAAGGCCACAGAGGTAATTTCTTCCTTATCCACTGCATTTTGCAGCTCACCTTGAATGAACTCGCCACCTCGCATATGGACGCCATCTACGTCCAAAAGCATTTTTGTTTTCTTTGGGATTAGAGGTGCAAGGAAGCCTTCTGCAATTAGACGGTTAAAGGCGTTCAAACCTGTAATGTCAAAGCAGACGTCAGTAAAGATACCGTCTTCCGTCAAGCGACCTTGCCCAAGACGCCAAGGTGTGGCAGTAAAACCAATAATCTTTAAATGCGGATTTATAGACTTAAGACCCTCAATGAACGATCTGTACATTGTTTCGTCGTTGGGGCTTACAAGGTGCGCTTCGTCAATTAGAATTAGATTTACAAATCCAAACTCTGCCCACTTTTTGGCAACGGAGGCAATCCCACCAAAGATAATTTGGTTTAAGACGTCGCGTTTTTTGAGACCTGCACTGTGGATACCAGCGGGCGCATTTGGCCATATTGCCATCAACTTAGCATGGTTTTGTTCGATGAGCTCTTTGACATGAGTCAGGACCATAATTTTCTGGTTTGGATAGTAGTGAAATACACTCTGAAGAAAACGTGCAATCACAACGGACTTCCCCGTACCTGTTGGCATTGCAACAACAGGATTACCTTGCTTTGTGGCAAAATAATCGTAAATGCTTTGAACAGCTTCAGTTTGATACGAGCGTAACTGGATCACCTTCAATCCTTTCTATAGCGGAATTAAAGTATTTTTCTTCTTTTTCTATACACACCCATCGTCTTCTGGTAGATATTGCAGCCAATGCGGTTGTGCCAGATCCCGCAGTCATATCTAGAACAAGCGCATTTTCGTTTGAATAAGTGAGAATTAAGTATTTAAAGAGCTCAATTGGCTTTTGTGTAGGATGAACCCTGTTACGCTGGTCTGCGTTGCTGATAGTTAGAATGTCTTTTGGGTATCCTAGGCCACCATTATCATGAAATCGTTCTACACGAGCCCCGCCAAATGCTTCACCATTAGAATCGCATTTTTTCTCGGCGCGATGCTTCTTTGGAACCATAATTGGATTGTAGAGAGGTTTTTCTTTACAAAATACCAACACGTCTTCTGATACTCTAAGTGGTGAATTTTTGGCGTTAAGACCCGACGCGGGTTTTACCTTGTCCCAGATCCAGCGATGCTTGAACTCCTTAATATTGGATGTCACCAGAAGGGACGTAAATGGCTCAGATGCTGTAAGAACAATTGGCGAGGACCGCTTACAAACCCGTCCAAGTTCTACCCATAATGGTTCAAATGGGATTATCGTATCCCATTTACAAGCGGTTGTCCCGTAAGGTAAATCACAAAGAACCATATCCACACAGTTGTTCGGTAAGTCTTTAAGTGCTTCGAAAAGGCATTCATTATAAAAACGCCCGGATGGAAAATCCTTAAATTTTTTCATTAGAACACCTCGTAAATGCTTTGAACAGCCTCTGTCTGATAACTACGGTCCTGAATTGTCATTTAGAACTTTTCCTTACGAATCCAGCTTGGACATCCGGTGAGCTGAGTTTCCTTTCCAACGACTACAACTTTGACACCCTGGAGGCATTCCCATTCTGCATTCTTCGCCGGACGACTGAACTCACAAGTGCGGCAATTAATATCAGGGATGGCATTGCTATGGCAGACTGGACTATGATCGCAAAAGCGACACTTCCAGAATCCAGGGGTCTTAGCAATTTTGGGAGGGGGTTCGTCCATCCATACAAGGCGCTCACCGCGATCAAGCAGCTCGCCTGCAAGGATACGATCCAGATGTACAATCTCACCGTAGAGTTCATCATTGTCCTTATTTACTGCCATGTAAAGACAGACAGGAATGCCCATCTTTTCCATGTAAGTGTTCATTTGTCCAAAGTGTTCAAACTTGGCTTCACGCACACCTTTGGATTTAAGCTCGTTGAAAGACTTACTGTTATGGGTCTTAAATTCTGTGAGGCAAACCTGACCGGGTGGAACGTCGGGGATACCCATTGCAATCCCGTCACCGCTTCCGCCAAAATGGCCTTCCGCATGATGGATTCGGAACTGTTTTCCATTTTCATCCTGTTGATAGATTTGGCAACCGATCATTAGGAGCATGGCAATAAAGCGTGCTTCCTCTAGGTGTCCGCGGTTGAACAGGCGAATCATACGCCCTTCAAAGTTAGGCTTTGTAGCCCAGCGGAAGTTATACCATATTGCACGACCACATTCACCAGCAATCAAAGAAGCGCCCATGTGGGAACGGTGTGAATCTGGTTCGGTTCTGTAAGCGTCACCGACGTGCCCGATAACTCGCCCAAGCCAACGACGGTACTCAATCCCTTGGTCTGCTTTAATCATTGAATCAATTGCAGCGACCGTTTGTGATGCAAGTGTTATTGCCATTTCAGTTCCTTATGCCATATCCGGCCAATAAAGATTACTTTTAGCCTTATTTACTGTTGCAGGGATTGGTTCTAAATTAGAATGTACGTGCAATCCGCAGACAAATTTGCTCTTTAAAGGGACAATATGATCCACATGATGTTGAACACCAGTCTCTATTGTAAGCTGTCTGGATTTCTTATAGATACGTTTTATTTCAACCTTATCTGCCCACTTCGGAGTCGCATTAAGTTTTTGAGCTTCGTATTGAGCATTGGATATATTTATTTCTAGACGTTGCGCTTCAATTTGGGCAGGTGACATATTTTCAACCCTTTGTTTTGCGTTATTGCGTTCCCTTTGTGTAATAGGCATATTAGCATAATAAACACGTTGCCTTAAATTTCGAATTTTAACTTCATCTTCGGAAAGCGATGCGTTAATTAAACGCTGACGTAAGCGATTACATTCACAGCAGACCCGGCTATTAACCTGTCTTTCTGTAATGTGACCGTGTTTGCAAGGCTTCCCGGTGAAATAACGCTTAAGTCCCAACTCAAGGGCTTTCTTTTCGGAAATAACTTCCATGTTATTCACCAAGGAATTTTTTAACACCGCTCACGGATTTATCTCCATTATAATGGCCTTTGCCGCGATAAGAC